GAAGGAAGCTGTTTGAAATTCCTCCTCCGGTCGGTCCTCATGAGGGCCATGGGATCGGAGAACCAGATCTCGTTATCCCGGGCCACATACAGCCTCCCTTTGAAGTACTCGATCAGATGCCCTGGACCCATGGGAGACTTGTAGATCTGCTGCGGATCTGGAAAATCGTTGAAGGCCCCTTCCCGGAAATAACCGATGATTGCCCCGTTGGTCAGATATATCGTTCCATTGACATCGACATAAACCATCCGGTTTGGGCCAGCCCCCGGAAAAATCGTTTGCGCGGTGTAATCGAGATTGAGCCGCTTGAGGTCCGATCCCTGGATAAAGAGACAAACCTCCCCATTCGACCAGAGGGAATGAACCAAAGTCCCTGGAAAGGATGGAGGCGAGAAACCCTCCCTCCGGTGGGGCATCATATCGTCAGTAACGTCGGTATCCCGGCATTCCGAGAGAAAGGACACCCCGTCAGAAGGAAGAATCCTCGCGGGATCGGCCACGTTGTTCTTCCCCTTAAACCCCCTGATCTCGAACATGGGTTGGGTTCCTGCCATCAGATCGCCCCGTAATTCGGCCCGAGGAACTCCTGGGTCCGGTGAATCCGAAGGCGCGCCCGCGACATCTCGTCAATATGCTTCAGCCAGGCTTTTTCATGCCTTGCCGCCTTCTCGGGGTCCAGGGTCTCGGAGTCTTCCTTGTTGTAAGCCTGGGCCAGGATCCCATCCACCAAGCGGTAATGATGGCGGAAATGGATCTCCGGCTCGGCGTCAAGGGTGTCCGCGGTAAGCTGCGTCAGGGGAAGCCGGTAAACGGTCAAGAAAAGGGGTGCGTCGGCATTTGATTTGGGGTGAATGGTAAGCCGGCCCTCGGTATAGTCGGTGAGGAAACACCAGGGATCTCCCGGCGCGGCGTTTCTCCAATCCGGATTCGATCGATCCAGATTGGCTTTTGTCTTCCGGTCCAGGAATCGCGGCTGGGCGCTGAGTTTGGCGCTGACGATTTCCACGATCCGGTTATCAAGAAGATAGTCCGGGTTGCCCGCGAGGATGGCGATCCGGCAGATTGCCGCGGTGACGGAGTCCAGGAACAGCTTCGCCCTCTCCGCCGCCTCGTTGTGGGAGTTATTGAGATACTGAATCAGCTCGGTCTCGGTCCAGAGGTAAGGCGGCTTCGTATCCTGCATCAGGGATCTTGCCTGGGAGATGATTTCGGAGGCTTTCATGGGCTCCTCTCCGTTGAGTCTGAATGGGGATGGCTGAGGTTTTGCCCCCACCCATCCCCCTTGCCAACATGCTCGGGGTTGTGGTTTAAAGCCGGTAAATCACCCGCAGGGCCTTAGCCGCGTCTCCTACAACCTTGACCGTGTTTTTGGCCAGCACCGCGGCGTCAACTGTAACCGTGGGGGCGTTTAGTACCGCGGTGTCGAAGGCAGCCAGGAGAATATCCTGGGTGCCCTGAAGCCTGTGGGGAAGGCCGATAACGTCGCCGAACCCGATCACGATCGTGTCGTCCCCGCCTCCGGCAACCCAGCCGGCGCCGGTGATCGAATCGACCCGCTTGAACGCCATTGCACCCTCGACGGTTGCCCCGGCGTTAGGGGTAATGACCTCGCTGATCGGCTTATCTTCGAGGTCAACTCCCGTGACCGTAAGGGTGCCGTTGGTGTCCTCCGCGTCAACAGCTGTCTGCACGCAAGTCACGTTGTGGGCTAGGCCGTCCCCGGGAAGTCCGCCGTTGGCCACGGCATAGGCTCCGTTGTGCATGGCCGCCGAAGCGAAGTACCGATCCGCCACCTTCGCGGCCGGGACGCGGAAATAGCCCTGAAGCATTCTGGTGGCCAGCTCCCCATAGGGGTACGACCTGATCCCCTGGGTGATGGTCAATTCGCCAACCGTAAACTGTTCTCGTCTGCCCATTTCGTTCTCCTTTCGCTCTCGGCAGTCGGCCTTCTCCAGGAAAGGTTAAGGGGGGAGCTTCCTCCCCCGCCCGTTTACCCGCCGCAGCGCAGATCCTTGCAGACGGCGAAGAAATCGACGACAGCTCCGTCGATAGTTTGCGCGTCTTTGTTCGTAAAGCCCACGACCCAATCCGACGTTGCCATGTAGCCCGCCGTCTGGTCCTGGGGGCTGTAGGTTTCTCCGGCGAGGTCGCGGATGAGCCCCTCGGCCGCCAGGCTGAGCCCGTCCATGAAGCCGTCGGCGGCTACGGCCACACCCGCGGTCGTGAAACTCCCGATGTCCACGTCCGTGATATCGGTGTCCGCCGTCCTCACAACCATGAAGACCTCCTCTACCAGGACGAAGGCCGGGATCTTGAAGAGGGCCATGATCTCGTTTTGGGCAAGCTGGTTGGCGGCCACCGTGAAATCGACCCGTTTTCGAAGGATGACATCCTTCGTGAGACCGTCAACCGGGAGGGAAAACCCCTCGCTTGTGGTCAGATTTTTCGCGAAAGCCATTTTGGCCTCCTTTCATGCGGAAAAGGCGGCCCGCCCGAATCGAGCGGGCCGGCATTTAGTTTTCAGCGCCTACTTCTTGCAGTAAAGGACCCCGTAGGCCTCCGGCTTCGTAGCCTTGTACCCGTACACCTTGAGCCCGCGCACGATGTCCCCGAAGTCGTAGGGGTTGCGCAGCTTCTCCGTCTCCGTGATCTGGGAGGCGAAAGAAAGCCCGGCCCTGTGCCCAAAGAGGGAGTAATAGCAGGTCCCAAGTTGCCCATCGACGGCCGAGAAGAGCAAATTGCTCGCATACAGGGTGAACCGGTCGATCATCCCGATCCTTCCGTTCCGAAGGATGGATTTCCCGTCCCCGGTCAGGGAGGCGTCTTTCAAGTCGGACTTCTTGATGAGTCCGGCCATCCAGGTGGGGATGACCATCCAGCGGCCGTCCTCGGGCGCGGTCTGCTCATCCAGGACCGACCCGCAGTCAACTATCATATCCAGGACATTGACCTTGGTGATCTGGATCGGGGCCCCGGCAACGCCCATGTTGTAGCTGGCCGACTTCGCCCCGGCGGTCGCCCCCCTGTTGCCGGCATGGCACCCGGCATAAACCGCCGGGTCGGCGAAGAAACCGGTTTCGAGCTTGATCTTGAGCTGCATGACCGCATCGTCGGTCCATTTGTCCAGGAGCGGAAGGTCCGACTGGACCTTGATTACGTCGTTCAGCTCGATGCCCCAGTATTTCCCCTTGTCGATATTCAGGATGAGGGAAGGGGACTGGGGGCGTTCGTAGTTGAGCTTCTGGCCAACCACGTAGTCGTTGATGGTGATCGTGGGGATGGTGCGGATATTGACCGTATCCCCCATTTTCTTGATCTCACCTTCCCAGTCCGTGTTGGTGATCTGGGTGATGCAGGTGAAATCGTAGAATTTGACTTGCATCTTGCCGGACCAGATTTCGGGAATGAAATCGTTGGTCCCGGCGGCGGTATAGTCCGGATGTCCCGGAGCGACAGGCATACCCATTGCTTTTCTCCTTTCTTCCACCCCGGGACGTGAAAAGGAAAAATTTGTCGTATAGGTCTTATAAGACCTATTTTTCTTTTTTGTCCCGGTGCTTAGGTTTTGGTTCCGGTTAAGGCGCTAAGTAGACGCGCTTCCTCCTTGCGGAATTTCTCGCCGTCGATGGATCCCCAAAGACCCCGCCTGGCCTCGTCATAAAACTTGGCGAGATCGGCAGGAGTGACCAGGGGCGCCCCGGACGGCGGGGCCCCGCCCCTTCCTCCCTTGGGCGGAGCGAGATACTTCTCTTCCGGGGGCTTTTCCCCTTCGGGTTTAGGTTCCGGTTGACTGGGAGGATTGGACGGACTGGAAGGAGGCGTCCCTGCTTCGGGAGCCGCTTTCTTCCTGGATTCCTTGAAGTCCCTGAAATGGCCGATGACCGTGGTGAAGTCGCAGGCATCGTAAGCCGACTGGATGCTCTGCAGCTTCGTGCCCGGATAGACGGGGTCCGGGGCCTGGAGGAAATCGATGAACTCCGGGTCCTTGTTAATCTTTGCCCAGTCGGGAACATCTCGGTTGAGGTAATAATCGAAGGTCGCCCTGGGACCGTTGGGCGCGGGGGAAGGCGTTGGAGAAGGCTCTTTCGGCTTTTCTCCGGCCGGTTTCTCTTCGGCCTTGGGGGGAGCCCCGGCGGGCTTTGCGGGCTGGGCCGATTCGATCATCCGGGCCACGGCCTCGTAAATATCGGGGTATTCCTCCTTGAAGGTCTTGACGGCCTCGGCCTCATGGGGAGCTGGCTCGCTTCTCCTCGGAGGCTCTTCCTTCGGGGGAACCTCCTTCGGCGCCGGCTCCTTTTCCTTGGCGGCCTTGATCTCGCTGATCTGGCCTTGCAGCTCCCGGGTCATGTTCTGCATGGCGGCAAGCTGCGTGTGGAGCTTCGGGACCTCCGCGTTGTACTTCCCCTGGAGAGTCTCGTACTTCTGCTTCCAGTCCTCCTCCTTGGGCGTTTCCTGAGGTTTCGGGGTTTCCTTGACTTCCTCTTTGGGTTTTTCTTCCGGCTTGGACGTTTCAGCCGGTTTGGGGGTCTCGCTTGGCTGAGGTGTCCCCTCCTCCGGTTTGGCCTCTTCTTTCGGATACTGATCCGGGTAGAGCTGCCGGTGCAGCTGATCGGCCATTTCGCCCTGCGTTTTGGCTATCTTGGGAATCGAATCCTTGTTTTCCAAATCCGACATGTGATCCTCCTTGCGAGCCGACTTTACGGTCTTCGCTGAATTTTTTCGGGAGCCGGCTTCACGGTCTTCCCGGGAATGAAAAAAGCCCGGAGTAGAAAGTCCACCCCGGGCTTTTGATTTAAAGACGAGTTTTCCGCAGCCGATTATTTCGGCGGGCCCTGCCCCGATGCCAGCGTTTCCCCCTTTTGCTCGGACGGGATCGCGGGCGGAACGTAAGGAGTCGATGGTATGGGCAAGGGAGACTGAACCTCCGGATCGCCCGTTGTCATCGGGCTCTTCGCAATATACGTGAGCATGGCGATCAGGCCGAAGACGCCGGAGAGAATCAGGGCAGATTTCCACTGGGCCCAGGTCCAGAGGGCGACGTCGGTGGGGTTTACCAGGAGCTGCAGGAGCCCCGTGGCGACTGCCGTGATGACGGCAACGGCCAGGCCTTTCAGCCAAGCTTTGGTTTTTGGGTTCATCTCAAACCTCCTGGTCCGGATCGATGGCCAGCTT